GCGTCAGATGTGTATAAGAGACAGGGGTTGCACAAAGGAGAATGGACAGACTGGAATAACCCTTGTACAGAAATGTTTGACTACTGTCAACAGGATGTAACCATAACAGCAGAACTTTATAGAAGAAATAGGAAGTTTATTTTAGATGAAGCAAATCAAAAGGCTATTGATATTGAACATGAAATCTGTAGGGTATGTCATCAGATGCATGTTGATGGATTTCACTTTGATAAGACTCAAGGTCAGTATCTACTTGCTGAAATTGAGGATAGTTTATCTACCTTAACAAAAGAACTACAAGAATCCTATCCTCCTAAGTTAGTAGAAGTTAATAGTATTCTATATAAGAAGAATAAAGAAGGAGAATTATATAAGAATGTAAAGAAAGCTATTGACACTTACCCTAAGTGCAAGGTACAAGGGTCTAACCTTATCTGTTATGACTATGAAATCTTCAACCCTGGTTCACCTAAACAAAGGATTGAAAGATTATGGGAGTCAGGCTGGAACCCAACAGAGAAGACTAAGACTCACTACCAATTTGATAGGAACCCTACTGCATTGAAGAATGCCACAATAGAGGAGAGGAGAGAGAAGTTCAATGTATATGGCTATACCACAAGCCAGGAGAACCTTAACACTCTGCCTGATACGGCACCTACAGGAGGCAAGCTCATTGCCAAGTGGCTTACACTGGAGGGCAGAAGAAGTTCCCTTACTGAATGGCTCAACCATGTGGGTGCTGATGGAAGAATCCATGGGAGCTTCCTACATATTGGAGCTTGGACACAGAGGCTTGCTCACCTTAACCCCAATGAGGCTAACATCCCATCAGCTTTCCATGGACAACCAAGCACACCTGTGGAGGAAGTTAAAGCAAAGTATGATGGCCCAATGCGAGCACTTTGGGGCGTACCTAGAGGAAAGTTCCAAGTCGGTACAGATGCTGAAGGTATCCAACTAAGGGTACTAGCTCACATCCTTAAGTCAGACTCATATGTTAAAGCTATCTGTGAAGGTAACAAAGAAGATGAGACTGACATTCACAATGTTAATAAGAGAGCACTAGGTCTTGACCATATTGACAGGGATGTAGCTAAGACATTCATCTATGCCTTCCTACTTGGAGCAGGTAATGTTAAGGTAGCTCAGATACTACAGTGTTCTACAACAGTAGCTAAGCAAGCAGTAGATAACTTCATTCAATCTATTGATGGGTTAGCAGAGTTTAAGAAGAACCAGATACCTGCTATTGGTATGGCTGGTTACTTCATAGGCTTAGATGGAAGGAGAGTACCAGTAGCTAGTGCATACTTAGCATTAGCAGGTATGTTACAATCAGGTGAGGCTATCATTATGAAACATGCAACAGTACTATGGCAAAGGGAAGCCCAACTAGAGGGTATTCCATTCAAGCTGTTGACATGGCCACATGATGAATGGCAGACTGAGGCTAACAATATGGAAGAGGCTGTTAGACTAGGTGAATTACAAAGACAGTCTATAACACAAGCAGGTCTTGACTTAGGTTTGTATTGTCCTATGTCAGGGTCAACAGAGATAGGAGTAAACTGGAATGAATGTCATTAACCAAAAAAGAATTAAACAATGCCTATTGACATTAGGTGTTATCACACTTATGTTCACTCATACCCTACCAGCTACAGCACAACCAAAGATGAACTGTGCTGATGCTAAAGGGTTTAAAGAAATGCAGAAAGAACTTGACATGGTTCTGTTAGGTATCTATAAAGCAGGTACTGAAGAGAACCTACTAATGTTTAGAGATAAGGATGGGGCTATCCATGTGGTACAGCCTCTACAAGAAGGTAAGATTATGTGCCTTGTTGTTCTATTTGAATCTGACTCTACCCAATCTTAACCAATAAGAATAAGGAGAATACAATATCATGGCTAATGGTGAAACAAATTACATCACAGTAGATGCAGAACTTAGCTGGGCTAAAGTCTTTGAGTTTAACAGAGACATGGGTTCACCTGATTACCCTAAGGAAGAGACAGATGGTGAGTATCAGCTTAACCTTACTGTTGATGAGAAGGATAAGGATAGGATGATTGAGGCAGGTATCCCTGAGGTATCTATGGGCTGGCCTCAGTTCAAACCAGCAGAGGATGGTAAGTTTACTTACAAAGCAAAACGTCCTCATAAGAACAAGTGGATGGTTGATAAAGAAACAGGTGATAGGGTTGTACATGGACCACCTGATGTGTTCTTCTTCCAACAGTCAGTTGATAAGATGAAGGCAGAAGGTGGTACTGATATTAATAACTATCTTGTTAATCATAACCCTGATGTAGATGGTCTCATTGCTAATGGGTCAGAAGCTAAGGTTAAACTCTCTGTCTATGTTGATGGTAGTAAGAGGATTGTTAGATTGGAAAGAGTAGCTCTTACCTCATTCATCCCTTACTTTGACCAAGCATCTACTAACTCTGCTGTAGATGAAGAGACAGGTATCTCTATCTAATATGCCTCTACTTGATACCCTCATAGGGGATATCTATTCTGTGTTTAGCTCAGACCTAGGTAAGGATAAGATTAAAGACTTATCTAATAACCTAGCTGAGTTAATCCAGAGTAGACTTAGTAAGCAGACTAGCCATACTAAAGGTAAGCTGAGAATGTCTTCCCTTGGTATGGGCTGCAAGACTAAGCTATGGTACTCTATCAATGAGCCTGCTGATGAAGGAGACATGCATGGTAAGGACTTACTTAAGTTCATGTATGGTGACATCATTGAAGAGTTTGTGTTATGGGCTGCTGAACTAACAGGTCATACAGTAACAGGCAGACAAGGAGAGTTAGTTGGACCAGAAGGTATCAAAGGACATAGGGATTGTGTCATTGATGGTGTTACTGTTGATGTTAAGACAGCCTCTCCCTTTGCCTTTGAGAAGTTTAGGAAAGGAGGACAGCTACTACTACCAGAGAATGATCCCTTTGGTTACATCTCACAGATGTCCTCTTACTTAGAGGCAGCTAAGGATGATCCTAATGTAGTAGAGAAGACTAAGGGTGTGTTCCTTGTAGTACATAAGGTAACAGGTGAGATGATACTAGATGAGTATGATCTTACTGAACAGGTTAATAACAAAGTTAAGGAAGTAAAGGATTGTGTTGACTTAGTAGCTGGACCTAAGCCTGACTTTAGGATTGATCCTGTACCACAGAAGAAAGGTGGAGATAACTTAAAGCTTGCTATGATGTGTGAGTTCTGTTATAAGAAACACTCATGTTGGCCTGAGCTAAGGACTTTCCAGTACTCTAATGGTCCTGCCTATCTGGTCAAAGTTGTAGCAACACCTAGAGTACAGGAAGTAACCATTAACAAAACAGATGGCCAACAAGAGGAAGAGGGTATCCAAATCTAAACCAGACTTAGGTAGGTACAGGTCTAGCTTAGAACTAGACAATGGTAAGTTACTTGATAGAAGTAAGGTAGCTTATGAATATGAAACTGTTAAGATACCTTGGGTCTCTACTGGCTTCTACAATCCAGACTTCTTACTATTGAAGAATGGTATTGTGGTAGAGACTAAGGGTAGGTTCCTTACACAAGACAGAAGGAAACATACCCATGTCATGGAACAACACCCTGACATAGACATAAGGTTTGTGTTCTGGAACCCTGACTACACACTGTCTAAAGTAAGTAAGACTACTTATGCTCAGTGGTGTGATAGGAAGGGGATCAAGTGGGCAGACAAGTACATACCTAAATCATGGTGGAGAGAGAAACCTAACCAAGCTTCCTTACAAGCTTTAGAGAGATTGAAAACATAATGCTTAGCAGACAGGAGATGATAGACAGACTAGCCAATGACTATGACTTTGAGCAGGTACTATATGATAATGATATGGATTACATTGATGTTATTAGACTGCTTGTTATCAGAGGTAGAATAGACTTGGACCTTTACTTTACAGAAGATCAGATAGAAATGGAGGAAGATTAATGGATTTAATTACAGATACTATTTATGCTACCACTGGACTAATTGCAATGTTTCTAGTAGTGTGGGTTTATCAGCTATTGTTCTATATGCAGTGTATGAAGTAGGTGTTGGATGAGTATGATAGAATACACACAGGATATTATACCTTGGACGGCTAATGAAATACTACTACAGAACAAAGTTGAGGAGCTTACTAGAGAGAACAATAGACTGAAGTATGATGCAAGACTATACCCTTCATCTCCTTATGTAGACTTTATGGATGAGCAGTTCTCTAAGAGACCTCTTACCCTAGAAGATAGACACACTATTCTCAAACCTGTTGTAGGAGCTTCTGTAAATAAAGACAAACAGGATAGAGGCTACTGCTTGAAAGCTTTTATGTTCCATGATTACCCTTCAAAAATCTGGCAGCATCAAGTCTCCATTAACAATTTGGAAGTGTTGTCTAAAAGAGATAGGGTGGCTCTTACAGAGGCTTCTGTTATGGATGTTATGAAGGCTTTATCCAAAGCTTTCGACTAGAGAAAGGATAAGACATTTGAGTACAAGATACAAGTCTAACCTAAACCCTGAGTTCAGATCAAAGTTCTCAGAAGATATTTTTAACCACAAGTACAGGCATGAGGGTGCTGAGACTTGGAATGACCTATGTGTTACCTTAGTCCACCATGTATGTGATGGGCTTATGATTAAGTCAGACATGGACCAGCTTATTAAGTATATGCAGAAGATGTACTTCCTACCTGGGGGTAGGTACTTGTACTATGCTGGTAGAGACAATCCATTCTTTAACAATTGTTATCTTCTTAAGGCACAGGAGGATACAAGAGAGGACTGGGCTGATGTAAGCTGGAAGTCTGAGTCATGTCTTATGACAGGTGGTGGTATTGGTGTTGACTACTCCATCTACAGAGGAGAAGGTACACCTATCCATAAGACAGGTGGTCAAGCCTCTGGTCCTATCCCTAAGATGAAGATGATTAATGAGATAGGTAGAAATGTAATGCAAGGTGGTAGTAGAAGGTCTGCTATCTATGCATCACTTAACTGGAAACATGCTGATGTAGAAGCTTTCCTAAAGTCTAAGGATTGGCAGAACATGATGGTAGGTACAACAGGACAGAGCCTAGCTGATATCAAACAACAAGACTTCAACTTCCCTGCTCCTATGGACATGACTAATATCTCTGTCAACTATGATACTGAGTGGGTTATGAAGTATATGGAGACAGGAGAATATGGTGATGTATTCCTTAAGAATGTGGAGCAAGCACTTAGTACTGGTGAGCCTGGGTTCAGTTTCAATTTCTTTGACAAAGAGAATGAGACACTCAGAAACGCTTGCACAGAGGTCACCTCTGAAGATGATAGTGATGTGTGTAATCTGGGGTCTCTCAATATGGGTAGGATTCCTGATCTGGCTACATTCTCTGCTGTCACAGAGTTAGCTACTAAGTTCCTTATCTGTGGTACACTAAAGGCTAAGCTACCATATGAGAAGGTATACCAAACAAGAGAGAAGAACAGAAGACTTGGTCTTGGTGTTATGGGAGTCCATGAGTGGCTCATTAAGAAAGGATATAACTACAATGTGGTACCTGAACTTCATCAGTGGCTATCTGTATACAAAGGAGTTAGTGACCAAGTTTCTAAAAGCTTTGCATATGAGAAAGATGTTTCTGTGCCAGTTGCTAACAGAGCTATTGCTCCTACTGGTAGCATTGGCATTCTTGCTGGAACTTCTACAGGTATTGAACCTATTTTTGCAGTAGCATACAAGAGAAGATACCTTAAGGGTGGTGACAAGTGGCACTATCAGTATGTTGTGGACAGTGCAGCACAGGAGTTGATTGACCTGTATGATGCTGATCCTGATAAGGTTGAGTCTGCTATTGACTTGGCTACTGATTATGAAAGACGTATCAAGTTCCAAGCTGATGTTCAGGACTATGTAGATATGTCTATCTCCTCTACTATTAACCTACCTAAGTGGGGTAGTGTAGAGAATAACCCTGATAAGGTTGTTGACTTTGCTAACACCTTAGCTCAGTATGCTCCTAGACTAAGAGGCTTTACTGTGTACCCTGATGGTGGAAGAGGTGGTCAGCCCTTAACCTCTGTCCCATACAGTGAGGCAGTAACACAACTAGGTGAAGAGTTTGAAGAAGGGATTGAAGCAATGGACATTTGTGACTTGACAGGAGGTGGTACATGTGGAGTATGACAACAGTCAGTGGGGATGATGTTGAGGAGTTTAGTAGGTCAGTTCCTGCTGATGCTCCTTACATCCCTGCTAGGGTATCCCTCTCAGAGTTCTATAGGAAAGATAAGACTATGACAAAAGAAGAAGATCAAGTTAACCAACCTTCTCACTATAACACAGGAGAGATTGAGTGTATTGATTACCTCAAAGATAACATGCCTGCTGAAGCCTTTAAAGGCTACCTAGAGGGGTGTGCTAAGAAGTACCTGCATCGGTACAGATACAAGGGTAAGGCCAGTCAGGACATTGCTAAGGCTATCTGGTATATGACTTACCTACAGAAGGAGTTGGAAAAATGAGAGAGGTTAAACTAACAGAGAGTGACATAGTATGGGCTTGGGCTAGAACAAAGGATGTAGGTATCATCAATGCTCATAGACCTAATGCCTTGGCTGTGTTACTAGGTAGTATTGGGGAAAGGGTTATCCTCAATGACCTTAAAGGTTCTCAGCTTAAGTCTACTGTTGAGTATGATATCCTCTATAACAAGAAGAGAGTAGAGGTTAAGACACAAGCTACATCTGTTACACCTTTGCCTGAGTATGAGGCAGTAGTAAATGCTAGGTCTATGAAACAATCCTGTGATGTGTATGGGTTTGTTAGAATCAAAAATGATTTGACAGTAGCATGGATACTAGGGTATATGGGTAAGCATGACTTCAATGCTAAGGCTGTGTATGCCCCTAAAGGTACTAAACTTAAACACAGAGTTCAAACATGGGACAAATGGTATGTCCAGATACAGGAGCTAGAAGATGAAATCAAATAAAAAAGTCTATGTAGTTATGCAAGGTACAGATGATGATAAAGAAACCTTTGCACTGGCTGCTTATAGCAGTAGGATGAGAGCAGACTATGTAACCACCCAATACCAAAACCTTAAGATGATTGGGGCTGTTGATGAAAACACATGGTGTGATGTAGTTGATGTCCCATTCTATGATGATCCAGTAACAGGAGAGGTAGAGGTATGATTGACAACTTCAGCCCATCAGTTAAACTTGTACTCAAGTCAGAAGGTAAGTTCTCTACTGACCCTAATGACCCAGGTAACTGGACATATGGTAAGGTAGGTAAAGGTGACATGAAGGGAACCAAGTATGGTATTAGTGCTGCTGCTTGGCCCCTGTTAGATATCCAAAACCTTACAGCACTGCAAGCAGTAGAGATTTATAAGAAACACTACTGGGATGAGATTAAAGGAGATGACCTACCACTAGGTCTGGACTACTTTATGTTTGACTTTGCTGTTAACAGTGGTGTAAACAGAGCAAGTACGTACCTACAGGAGGCAGTAGGTGCTACTCAAGATGGGATCATTGGTAACAAAACACTAGAGAGAGTGAGACAACAGGATGAACTAAACATTATCATTGACATGGCCCTAGATAGATTGTTATTTATGAGAAGCCTTAGTGCTTGGTCCTCACAAGGTAATGGTTGGACTAACAGAATGAAGCATGTAACACATAATGCAGTTGATATGTGGGTAGAGTGTGTAGATGACTGATGAACCTTTAGTGCTTAATAAGAATACCGTACCTGTTTGTTCTTTATGTGGTTGGGAAGCTATACAGGATGTACACTACTTCCTTATTGTAGGTGCAGTTATGCTTGTATGTAGTGAGTGTTGGGAAAAGGAGAAGGAGTATGACTGATGTAGTCTTAGAGTTAGATAACTCTTCTACCCTAACAGAGAGGGTATGTTATTATGCAAGGATCAGCAACAGAGAGAAAGGAGTAGAGGATGCTGAGAGGCTGGTGAAGTACCTGATTAGGAACAAACACTGGTCTCCCTTTGAGATGGTAGACTTAACCTTCTATATCCACACCACAAGGGACATAGCTAGGCAGATGCTTAGGCATAGGTCTTTCTCTTTCCAAGAGTTTAGTCAAAGATACTCAGACTCTGTTGTTATGTCTACTCCTAAAGAGGCTAGACTACAGGACAAGGCTAATAGACAGTCTTCCCTACCTAATGACAGTGCTTATACTAGAGCTAGATGGGAAGGATTACAGAACCAAGTAAAGAAAGCAAGTGAAGAAGCTTATAAGACTGCCCTATCTATGGGTATTGCTAAAGAAGTGGCTAGGGTTGTGTTACCTGAAGGTTTGACCTACTCTGAGATGTACATGAAAGGTTCTCTTAGAAGCTGGATACACTACCTACAGGTAAGACTTGATCCTACCACACAGAAGGAACATAGGGAGGTAGCACAGTTGATCTACAATAAAGTAGAGACTGTGTTCCCCTTGATTAGGGAGATTATTAAAGATGAAGACCATTGATACAATTAAGACTATGGTATCTGAGATTGTAGGGTATATCCCTCTCAACC